GAAGGCACGCCGTTCGACCAGATCTACTATCCCGAGAGCGTGACGCGGAGCCTGGGCATCGACGAGGGCTATCGGATGCAGGTCCGCGCCAAGAACCACTCAGCCGACACCCAGGTGATCCAATGAGCATGGGGCGCCTGATGAGCACCATGCGGGCGCAGGCCCAGATGGCGACGCAGGATCGCGGATCGCTGCGCCTCGGCGTGGTGAGCGGCTACGACCCGGCGACCTACAGCGTGAAGGTGCAGTTCCAGCCGGACGACTCGGAGACGGGCTGGATTCCGATCGGCGCGCTGGCGGTTGGCAGCGGCTGGGGCGTGCTCGCGCCGCCGGTGCTGGGCGACCAGGTCGCGGTACTGATGCAGGACAGCGACCCGGATGCCGGCGTCGCCGCGCTGCGCCTATTCACCGATGAAGACGTGCCGCCGGCAGTGCCATCGGGCGAGATCTGGGCGCTCCACAAGTCCGGCGCGTTCTTCAAGCTGACGAACGACGGGAAGGCGACCTTCTCGGACGGGCACGGCGCCACGGTGGCGCTCAACGGTGACGGCACGATCAGCTCAACGGGTGCCTGGAAACACACTGGTGCCATGGAAATCACCTCGACGCTGAAAGTGGACGGCGCCACCACTTTGGCCGGCGTGACCTCGAACGGCCACGACGTGGGCAGCACGCACCAGCATCTCAACAGCGGCGGCACAGGCTTGGGCGGCGTGCCGCAGTGAGGAACCCATGGGCCTCTTGAACGACCTCGACCACTACTGGGGCAACGACATCGCCGCGTCGCCCACGGGCGACCTCGGCACCGTGAGCGGCGTGGCGCGCGGGCAGCAGCGCATCCTGCGGCGCCTGCTGACCAACCCGGGCGATGCGCTTGGGCCGCCGGACTATCCGTTCCACCCGGACTACGGTGCCGGCCTGCCGCGCAAGGTGGGCACCGTGACTGACGTGGCCGAGATCACGGCCCTGATCCGCGGCCAGATCCTGCTTGAGGACTCCGTCGCGCGGCTGCCCGAGCCGGTGATCACCGTCACCGCCATCACGAACGGCGTCTCCGTCTACATCCGCTACACCGACGCCGGCTCCGGCACGCCGGCCACGCTTTCCTTCAACGTCAACCGGTAGCCCGCCCGCATGGCCAATCTCACCAGCAAGGACTTCCCGACGCTCGTCAGCGACATGGCGACGGCGATCCAGGGGCGCGCGGCTGCGCTGATCGACTTCACCATCGGGTCCGTGTTGCGCGCCACCGTGGAAGCGATCGCGGCCGTGGTGGTCTGGCTGGAAGGCCTGATCCTGCTGCTGTTGCAGACCACGCGCCTGGCCACCTCCAGCGGCAGCGACGTTGACAGCTTTGTGGCCGACTACGGCCTGACGCGGCTACCGGCGACGGCTGCGACTGGAACCGTCACCTTCGCGCGCTTCACCGACACGATGCAGGCGCTGGTGACGGTGGGCACTGTCGTCCAGACGGCGGACGGAAGCCAGCGCTACGCCGTGATCGCCGACACCACCAATCCGGCCTACAGCTCCACGCTGGGTGGCTACGTGATCGCCGCCGGCACCGCATCGCTGGGCGTGCTGGTGCAGAACCAGGTGGCCGGCTCCGCGGGCAACGTGGTGGCCGGCGCGATCAGCGTGCTGGCCCAGGCGGTGCCCTATGTGGACACCGTGACCAATACGGCGAACTTCACCACCGGCGAGGACGCGGAAACCGACGCGGCGCTGCGCACGCGCTTCGTCGCCTACATCGCCAGCCTGTCGAAGGCCACGAAGGAAGCGATCGGCGAGGCAGTCGCCAGCCTGCAGCTGGGCGTCAGCTACTCGATCACCGAGAACTACGACTACAACGGCACCTACGACCCCGGCTACTTCTACGTGGTGGTGGACGACGGCACGGGCTCGCCTGGCTCGACCTTCCTCTCTGCCTGCAGCAACGCCATCGACGCGGTGCGCGGCTTCACGATCCGGTTCGGCGTGTTCGCCCCGGTGACGGAGACGGCGAATGTGGTCATGGCGGCCACTATCGCCAGCGGCTATGACCCGACCGCCACGAAGGCGCTGGCGCGGGCCGCTGTGCAGGCCTATATCGCCTCCCTGCAGCTGGGGCAGTCGTTGGCCTACACGCGCCTCGCACAGATCGCCTACGACGCGTCGCCGGGCATCACGAACATCACCGGCCTGACCTTGAACGGCGGCACATCCGACCTGGCTGCAACGGCGCAGCAGCGCATCCTGACCGGCACGGTGACGGTGAACTGATATGGCGACGGGAGATCAGAACGACCTCTTCAGCCGCCTGAAGGCGATGCTGCCGACGCGCTGGTTCGGCACGCGCGCCGACACTCCGGATGACGTGGACGGCGTGATGACTGGCGCGGCGACCGCGCTGGCGTTCCTCTACAGCCTCTACGCCTACGCGAAGCAGCAGACGCGCATCGCCACGGCCACCGATGGCTGGCTCGACCTGATCGCCGCAGACTTCTTCGGCACAGCGCTGCTGCGCAAGACGGGGCAATCAGACGGCTCCTACCGCGCCGCGATCAGCGCGCGGCTGCTGCGCGAGAAAGGAACGCGGAACGCGATCACCGTCGCCCTCACTGGATTGACCGGCCGCGCGCCGACGATCATCGAGCCGGCGAAGCCGCAGGACACAGGCGCCTATGGCGTGCCGACCTCCGGCTACGGCGCGGCCGGCGCCTACGGCTCACTGTCGCTGCCCTATCAGGCATTCGTGATCGCCTACCGTCCGCACAGCGCGCAGGGCATCGCTAGCGTCGCCGGCTACGGCATCTCCACCGGCGGCTACGGACAGGCGTCGTGGGCCGAATACGCGCGCCTGTCCGATGCCACGGGCGGCGTGCTGGACAGCGATATCTTCGCCGCCGTGGCTGCCGTGAAGCCCGCGGGCACCATCGTCTGGACTGCCATCAAGAACTGACGCCTCAAGCGTCCCCGCCACTCACTAGAAGCCCGCCTCGTGCGGGCTTTTTTATTGCCCAGGAGAACCCGCCTTGGATCGCCAAATCGTTTACCCCGGCCAGATCCCGCTCGAAACCGATCTGCTCAACACCAACCGCAACACGATGATCGCTCTCGGCAAGCTCGCGGCGGCCATCTTCGGCACGGGCGGCATCGTCAATGGCTTGGCCGTCGGCCCGACCTCTCCGGCCAGCCTCAGCGTAAGCGTGGGCGCGGGCGAGATCTACCAGCTAGCCAACGTCGACGACACCGCGTACAGCTCGCTGCCGGCCGATACCACCGACACCGTGGTGAAGCAGGGCATCCAATTGCAGCCGGCGACGCTCTCTTGCCCGGCGCCCAGCACCAGCGGCTTCTCGATCAACTACCTGATCGAGGCGAAGTTCCAGTCATCCGACACCGGCAGTGTGGTGCTGCCGTACTACAACGCGAGCAACCCGCAGCAAGCCTTCAGTGGCCCGAACGATACGGGAGCCGCGCAGGCTGTCACGCGCGCCGGCACGGTGTCGCTGCAGGCGAAGGCCGGCATTGCCGCGACCACCGGCACGCAGACGACGCCGGCGGTCGACGCTGGATACATCGCCCTTGCCGTGGTCACGGTGGCGAACGGGCAAGCGACGATCACCAGCGGCAACATCGTCGCCCAGTCCGCCAACATCCTCTCGTCCGCGCTTTTGTCGCAGCTATCGACGGCGGTTCAGACGAGCCAATTCACTGGCTCCAACCAGAGCCTCGCCAATCCCGGCTATCAGAAATTGCCGGGCGGCCTGATCCTGCAGTGGGGCACCGTCACCACGAATGGAACCACCACGAAGTCGGTGACATTTCCGATCGCGTTCCCGAATGCCTTGCTGGCTGACGCTGTCGTGCCGCCCGATGGCAACCTAGTAGCCGGAACGGGCGCGACGGCGACCACTCGCACCTACACCACCAAGACGACGGCTGGTGCCGCCTCGGCTTCCGGCATCACCTTCAACTATGTCGCTGTCGGTTGGTGACCGGCATGGGCATCTATTACAGTGCCATGAAACAGGCGTTCTACGACTCCGACATCAATCTGCCCATGCCGGCGGATGTCGTGGCGATCTCGGATGCTTTGCATGTGGAACTGCTGGAGGCTCTCTACAGCGGTGGCAGCATCAGCATCGATGCCAACGGCGCCCCTATTGCCGTGGCCGCGCCGGCATTGACGCTTGCCCAGGTGCAAGGGCAATTATGCGGGCAGATCGATGCCACCGCCGACGAGGTCTATATGGCCATCGGCGGCCCAAGCCCTGGGCGTCTGGCCGAATACCAACAGGCGAAGTCGGACGCGCAGACCTTCAAGACCGCCGGCTATAGCGGGACGGTTCCCGAGACGGTGCAATGCTGGGCCACGGCCAAGGCATGGACTGCGCAGCAAGCTGCGGATGACATCTTGGCCACTGCCGCTGCCTGGGAGTCGGTTCTTGTGGCGATCCGATCGGCACGTCTTTCCGGCAAGGCTTCTGTGGGCGCCGCGACCGATATTCCGAGCGCCAAAGCTGCAGCGGCCACCGCCGTCACCAATGTGCAAGCCTGCGCAGCAGGAGCCTGACGATGCCCACATTGCAGCTTCTGTTCTGCACCAACCCGCGCAACCCGCTGTCATGGATGATCCGAGTCGGCAGCTGGTCGCGATGGTCGCATGTAGCCATCGTCTCAGGGCAAAGCGTCATCGAGGCCGTGGCGATCGATGGCGTGAGTCAGCGGCCCATTGCAGACCGTCAGAGACAGGATCTTCGCTGGCAGCTGGTCGACTTCGCCTGCCCGAATCCAGACGGCGTGATCGAGGCCGCGCGCAGCCAGATCGGCAAGCCCTACGACTACACCGGAGTGCTTGGCGTCGGGCTGCATCGCGACTGGCAGCAGGATGATGCGTGGTTCTGCTCCGAGCTCGTGGCCTGGGCGTTCCAGGAAGCTGGATGCGCATTGTTCCGGCCCGGAGCGACACGGCGCATCACGCCACAAGACCTGTGGATGCTGTCGCCCATGGTCGACAGTTACTGCCATACTTCGGCCTCGCAAACGGCACAAGGGATGCCAGATGGGACTTTTCAGCCGAAAGAGGGCGCTGAATGGTGAGAGCCTTGGTCTCGGGTTGCCGCCTGGAGGCAACCACTATCGCGCCTTCGTGGGTCCTCCGGAGGACTATGACCTCGTCTCGGCAATGACCTTCAATTTGCTGACGTGTATCGGGCTACGCCAGCACCACAAGGTCATGGACATCGGCTGCGGGTCGCTTCGCATCGGCCGGCTCCTGATCCCGTATCTCAATGCCGGCAACTACATCGGCATCGAGCCCAATGGATGGCTCATTGAAGACGGAGTGCGACGGGAACTTGGCCGGGATCTGGTGAAGATCAAGCGACCGATTTTCCACATAGCCGACAGCACCGATGGATTGCACAGCGATAGGCGATGCAATTTCGCCGTCGCCCAATCGATCTTCAGCCATTGCGGTCCGGATCTGTTCGCACAGTGGCTGCGC